GGTTGTAAGGTCTTGAAATAAAGATTCAAATTGAACCCGTTAAAGTTTAACACCTTGGTAACTGCATCAATAATCAATCTTTGGAAAGGTCGTACCACAACATTGTCAAACAAGATAGACGCTGATTTCAATTCGTCTGCATTGCTACCAAATCCAGTATTGTCCTTAATGCCCAAAAGTAATGGCGAAACGATACGATGCGCCACCATAATCTTTTGCATGGATTCTTGGGAAAGGAACTGATATTGGTTGTGGGCATCACTCAATTGAACGGGTGTAATATCCGCACTTGAATCTTTACCATCATTCCACGAGATAATAAATCTTCCCGCGTTTGACGATCCGCCAAACTTTTGTTTGATTTGGGCTTCCACAGTGTCTTTAACCTCCGCGGATGGTTGCCCGTTGTTGAAGTTAATCAACATTGATGGGGCTAACCCATTCATGATGTTGTTAATATGGAAATTGGAAATCTCCGCTTCCAAGTTGGCATATTGCGTACCGCCTTGGTAGTCCACTGGTGCGAAGTAAAACGAACCCGTAGAATATGGTTTGATGGTTAAAATACATTCGTTTGCACTTTGGTCATAACCGAACGCCCTAAATTCAATTGGCGTGTGGTTACGCTTCATGTTAGCCCAATCGGGGCAATAGTAATACTTTTCAATTTCACCCTTTTCGTTGCATTTAGCAGGGCGAAGGGTTTGTTGTGGAAAGTGTTTGGCTTGGACATACTTCTTTCGGTCTTTTGACTTCACAAGTTGGAATGACGCTTGACCTAACATCTTCAAATCCATTGCGATGGCACGAATATCATCCGCACTGAACAACTTTTTGAATTCGATGTAACCTGGCAAATCCTTTGATGCCCTTGTAACATCCAACCCCTTGCCAAAGATTTGGTCAACAGTGCCTTTGATACACGCATTGTTGGTTGGGCTTGAGTGATAAAGGTCAATCAAATATTGGTAGTAATTATTATCATCACCATACTGAACCCAATCCTTGTTCTTTTGCTCAATGATGGATGGTGCGGTGTATGATTGTAATTGTATAAATTCTAAACTCATAGTGTTTTCCAATTAGGTGTACCAGGGGCAGTTGTCGTGAACTGCTTCCAAGTATTGTAAATGTTTGTTGTTCCCGTAATCCAATATCCCAAAACCTCCCACATCAAAATATCACCATCGTACACACGGAACAACAATTCATCCGTATTCTTTGCCACTGCGTTAATTGGCGTTAGAACGGGTAAATTCATTGTGATAAAGGAATATGACTTTACACACGCGGTAGTTCTTGTAACCATCGTTTTTGTGGGTTTATGCCATACCTCAATGGTTGCAGTTGACACACCTTCAAAATCCACAAATGGCGTGAATGTAACTGATGTGGATGTGTTATTGATGTGCATACCTATAAAACGCAAATCCAAGTTTTTGTTACAAAAGAAAACCCCCACCGAATTGGCAGGGGTTAGTCAAACTATAAAACTAAATCTAATTAAGCCGCAAGAACGGGAGTAATTACGCTTGAAATTTCGCTATAATTATCCGCATCAACTGGTGTTGGTGGGTTTGGTTCACTTGACATGAAAGTCAAAGTATTCAAACGGGCATCTCCCATTTGTACACCCCATGAAGATGTTCCGCCATTGGCATCACAACCCAAGGTTTCACCAATCAACCAAAATTGGTCGTTTCTATCCCACACGATGATTTGCCATCTACCTTGTGCCAATACTTTCAAAGTATCCATATCGGCATCACCAGTGGTTGGTGTTTTACCGCTTGGTTTGAATGACAAAGTAAATGTTGTTTCATAAGCGTTTGTTCCGTTGTCACGAGATGCGATAACGGCAGTTTCCATTGTTGACAAACCTTTCAACTCCCAAAAAGGTGCTGAAATAGGGGTGGTAGTTGCACCATTGTCAATCAAAGTAACCAAACCAGTTCCGCTCTTTGTTACGCGGTTAGCAAATTCAAATGGTACAAAGAATGCACCCTTCAAACCGCCCACAAATTGCTTACATGGTTCGTATCTTCCTAATAATGTTCCACAAGATGGCATATTTTTATATTTTTATTGGTTAAAAAAAAGGGGTGGGTGTTTATGCCCACCCCGTGTTTATATTTTCCTTGTCGGATTAGGTTACATTAATTACAACTTGTTGAGTTGGGTTGGTAGCGATGATACCACCAGTGAAGCGCATGATTACACGCACATTCTGTGAACCATCGATATCGCTCATGTCGATAACCTTTACTTCGTTGTAGTCGCTCAACAAACCAGTACCGAAGTGCAAATCGCTCTTCATACCCAATACGCAGTCGTAATCGTTAAGACCAGGACACATAGTTACGGGGATACCTTGGAAGTTCATTGGCTTTTCACCAACATAGAATTGGAAGTTGTAGTTACCAGCAGACAAAGCGGCTTGGTATGCCTTCATGGTAGATGGACCAACATAGTATTGGTAACCTTCTTTGCCATACAAAGCAGCAGGTGAGTAATCCAATGCTTCTTGCAAACGAGCAACAACATTCGATCCAGTTGTAGCACCTGAGAATGGGCGAGTGATAGCAGAGTTATCAATCAAGTAACCAACCATACCATCTTGACCAGGTACCAAGGCAGAATCATACCAAAGGTTTGATTTCCAAATACCCAATTCGTTTGCTTGTGCTACTTCGGCAGCGGTTTGTGCCAACATGAATTCTTCGAAAGTTGCAGGCAATTTTTCAAATGCACTGAAACCCGCTTGTGCTGCTTCCCAAGTTGTACGCAATTGGTTTTTGCACAACTGCAAGTTTACTTGCTTCTCGGTGGTAGTCAACACATATTCACCCAAAGTTACTGATGAAGAATCAGTGAAATCACAAGTTGCATCGGCAATGGTGATTGAATCTTGGTAGTTACGGATAACTTCTTTGAAAGCCACATTGGGGTGCAATGTGATAAGTTCTTTTGCCAAGGTTTCGCCTGACAACAGAGCAGCCGCAATGTATTTGTTACCAAATAAACCAGCATAGGTGTTTGGCGATACAGTTGGACCACTCAAATGGGTTTTGATAAGATTATTTTTCATTTGTGTAGTTTAGTTAAAAAGTTGGTCAAATACTCGGTCTTTAATTGTCTTCTCACGCTTACTTGAAATGTGAAAATTCATTTTGCTTGTGGTTGTTGCTTCTGGGTTAAATGGAGTGTGAGGGGCGGGTTCAGTCGCCAATCTTTCTTCCAATTCTTGGTTAACCGCACTCAATGCAGTTTTTTCCATTTCCAATGCTGACAAACGGGCTTCAAACTTGGCTTCAAGTTCTTTGATTTGTGCGCTGAAATAAGATTCTTCCATTTCGGTTTTAGATTTCACGGTCTTCTTTGGTTTCATTCCCATTTCTTCCTTGATTTCTTCCTTCATTGGCATATCCTCGGCAACCACTTCGTCAATGACTTCTTCTTCGGTTACTTCAGATTCTTTCTTTGCGATTTCAACGATTACACCGTTTTCATCAACCTCAACGATGTTCCCATCTTCCAAAGCGAACTCACCTGCGGGTGCGGGGATTTTACCATCTTCGGTTACAATGAACACCGCTTCACCAACGGCAAAGGTGTCCGCTTCAAAAATGGCTTGGCCATCTTCGGTTTTTACTTGTTCCAATTCCACGGCAATGGGTTCAGCGATACCCAATTTTACCATGATGCGGTCCAAGATTGATTCTGCGTTCATACTCATAAAACTTTATTTTTTTAGATTGTTAGATTTTTACACGATTGATGCAATCTTTTCTGTCAGGTCATTGATTTGGATGTCTGCCCTTTTCAATGTATCCTCGGCAATTTTAACAAAAGGAACATCCGATGTCGCTTCTTTGCCAACCAATTGTTTGTATGATTTTTTGAAATCTTGCAAATCGTTGTACAATTTCCTGCGTGTTTCATTCATTGGTTTTAACTTTGCATTGACATCCGCTTTTAATTTTTTAACCGAATTATCATAAACACCCAAACTTTCTTTGAACATTGTATCCAATTCCCCACTTAATTTTTTGATGTCATCGCCTGATGCCAATTCTACCTTAATTCCTTTAAGTTGCATATTATTTTGATTTTTTATATTCTGTTAAAAGTGCCACCACTTCGTCAAGTAATGATGGTTGTTTACTCATCTTCATTTTGTCGGCGAAATAACCTTCAATGCTGAATCCTTTAAACTTGCCATCCTTGGCATCGTTCCACACATCATCGTTGGTGATTTTCAAACAACCCATCCATGTACCAATCGGATCGTTCATCCCGTAGATGGCAGATTTGTCCTTTTCCATGTCCTCCTTAATCCAAGTTTCAACCATGCAAACACCTTGAACCGCCAATTCGTGTTCAATAGTGGCGTTGCCTTGATTACCCTTCATCAAAAACATCTGTGATGCTTTGCGTACGGTATCCTTGGAAAAGTAGATGTAAAATTCATCCATTGCCCCATCCACAATTTGTTTGCGGTATATGGGTTTGTCGGGAATCAATATCGGACCCATCAAGATGCGTTTTTCGGCATCTACCTTGGCAAACTTTACTTCATGGGATTTTAACGCAACAAAATTGGATTCAATGGCAGGGGCTTCCACGATGCTTATCGCATCAATGCCACTTGCCATTTGTTGTTCATCCAATATAAGTTCAACGATACGCATTAGATAACTTGTTTTAATTCGCTTGTGTATTCTTTGTGGCGTTGGATATTCTTTTCCAAAACAGCAACTAATTTCACCACTTCGTCATAACCTTGGATTGATTTCAAATCAACGCCCAATGCCTTTGACATTTGACTTGCTTTTAACAACAAATCTTTGGCAAGTTTAATTTTATCAATTGAACTATTAACAACACTATCATTGGTTTTAACCTGATTCACTCCATCTCTTTTCAATTGTTGCAATGGGCGTAAAATCTTTACGGTGTCATTAATAACTTTATCGTCAATTGATTTTTGTGAATTCAACGCATTTACCATTCTTTGAATATCGTCAACCAATGCCAAATCAACTTTAACAGTTGACAACTCAACTGATTGAACGGCACTTGATGCCATGAATTTTTCAAATGATGTTTTCATATTTTATATAACGATTTAACCTGGGAATGTTGCGTTTTGTTGGATTCTGCGGTCAAGGGCTTGTTGTGTACTCATGTCCGTTGCAACTGCATACGCCTTGATGGGCTTTTGGTTTTGTTGTGCCAATGACCTTGCTATCTGCGCTGATGGATCGGCTGAACCACCTACGATTGAAACACTTGGTCCGCTTGGGGCGGATGATGATGTGTCCGTTGCACCTGGTACGGGAGTGGCTACCATTTTACGCACATTGGCAAAACCTGCTGCAATGATTGCCGCTGCATTGATATAACCAACGGGAGTTCCTGCACCCGCTGACAATGCCTTGGTTGCACCCGCATAAGTATCAATGATTGCACCAGCAACTGCCAAAGTTTTAGCCGTTGCAGTTTCTTCACCAACTGCACTACCCAATGCGGAAAGTGCGTTTGATGTGGCATCATATATTGCCATCTTTGCATCAAATTCCTTTTGTGCCAATTCTTTCTTTTGGGCTTCCTCATTCTTGGCAATATCAATCCGCTTGTTTGCCAATTGTTGTTCCAATTCGGTAGTACTTAGCCCCGCATCCTTTCGGGCTTGGATTTGATTTGCCAATCGGTCTAACTCCAATTGTTGCAATGTGGCTTGTAAATCCTTTTCGTTTTGAATGGTTTGGGTTGCCAATAATTGCTCTTTGGCAAATTGGTCATCAATAAACTTGGCTTCATCTTCGGCAGATTTTTCCATGAATGCCTTCAATTCTGCATCCGCTTTGATTTTATCATCCAATCTTTTCTTTTCTGCGTTTTCTGCAATCTCGGTTAACTTGATTTGGTTGGCTTCTTCCGCTTCTTG